AACGCAAACTTTAACATTGAAGCCGCGTATGATAAGAGTAACCAGGGTAAGCACTGGAAGGGCTGGACAACCTTTACTAGTGGAAAGTTTGCTAAGTTCTTAGATGATGCTGCAAAGACACAGCAGGCTGCAGGTATTGGTGGCTCAGACGATGTAGGATCTGCACAGTCTATGTCTCTTGGCGCAACCACAGGAGCGCAAGCAGTAAATAGCTCACGCAGTATGTCAAGCTTTTCTACAGCTTCAAAGCATGACATAAATGTAACAATGAACGTTCAGATAGCTCACGCAAGCAATGCTGAGGCTGAAGCAATGGTTAGAAGGTTTAAGAAAGTGCTAGAAGACGAACTACGCCTAAATGGAATAGGGACATACTAATGCCATCAGCAGCTGACTATTACTACACAATTCAAGCGCATGAGTACTCAGATATATCTCCTATAGTCTACTCTGTGTCTGCAGCTGGAAGCTCGACAGATCCAGATAAAGTTAACGACTACAATAGTAGTGAATGGGTATTAATACCTTCTGATGGGAAATCAGTAAGCGTACGAAATACTGTTCAATATAGGATTAGAGTTTATAAAAAAGGGCCTCCCCTTAATTTTCTTGGCGATAACGAAGAGGGCGGCGTTGAAGTAAACATCTTTGACTCTTGGAAAACAAACTTTAAGGGAAAAGTAACCGGAGTAAAACAAAAGCCAGAAATAAACGTAGGCGGAGGTTCTGGCACAGTATTTTACTTTAACGTTTCCTCCACAGTGCAGGCTACTGCTACGCCTAAAATAAATGTTTATGTTGGGGCAAATCGAGCCTATCAAATTAAAGATAATATCAATGCTGATGGTAAGGGAAAAATAGCTACTGTTAACTTTACTGTTGCGGCAGCTAAACCAACTACACCTAAAAAATTAATAATTGATACGATGTTTCCTGGAACTACGTGGAGCGTTCCGGCCGGACCGGCAGCGGGACAAAGACAGCAGGGCTATGATTATTCTGAACAACCTAACGTCCCAAGCTACGCCTATGAGATAGTTTACGATGCCTGTAAAACCCAATGGGTAGGCTTAAAAATAGGGTTTGCAGTAGTTCCGGGATCAAATAATCTTGCAGCAGCAGCCAATAGTTGGACTATATATAGGTTTGACAAAGCGGGAACATTAATTGGCGCACCAGTAAAGCAGCCTAGCCGTAAATACGCTAAACAGCTACTTCTTGAGGCTAATGTTGCAAATTGCACAGAGGTTTTTACCCCAGATCCTGTAGGAGACGAGGGGGGCATAACAATCCCAAGCACAGACTCTATTACGTACAACCCACCGGCACATTACGTATCTAGAGGCGTATCTCATGGTGTACGAGTTGCGGATTATCAAACAGCCTCTCGTGACAATAAGAGCATTATTATTGATACCTTTAAAGCAAACAAAGTATTTAGTCAGTTTGTAGACAGCAGAAGCAATCTTGGACGTATTTTTCAAAGCCAAGCAGCTGCAGAATCTATGAACATAGCCACTCGAACTAAAGGTAAAGTACCTATTTGGGGTTTTAAATTTATGTACAACCCACAAAGTATTAACTATAGCGTAGCTGCAAATACTGCTATTGACTGGACACAGGATAGTCAAGATCCAGCAAACCTTATTGCGGGAAATATATCTGTTAACTTTACGTTATACCTAAACCGAATTGCAGATATGACTGAGTTAATGCCCTTAAAGGGAGCTCCACAAATGTATTCAAAGAACTACCCTAGAATGCTCTCTAAAGAAGAGGTTGAGGGTATCCTATTACGCGGTACCGAGTACGACCTTGAATACTTGTATAGAGCTGTTAATGGAAACAGAGATATGAAGGGTAACTCCCTGTTAACCTATAACGGAGAGTCTGCTGATAAAGGATATATAACTGGTGTGCCTCTTTGGTTTGTTCTTCATGACAATATGAGGTACTACGGGTCTTTACAAAATATATCTGTAGACCACGTTGTCTTTACCGACAAAATGGTGCCAATGCTTTCAGTAGTTAACATTAGCTTCTTGAGATACCCATCAGGAGCGGCAGTTGACGAATACTTAAAGAAGAAAAACAAGGAAGACTCTACAGTATCTAATGCTGATCCAAGTGACACCAAAACAGCTAGCACAGGAAAGACAACGCCATGATTGAAAGAGTATCTAGATACTATGATGGGCCTCTTGCTCAGGTTAAGCACAAATACACGGGAAGCTACACGATCGCTGTATTTAGGGATTTTCCAAATGACGTCATCTATAAGTACATTGACTACGTCTGGAAAGACGGGGATAATCTAGGCGAGATCTCTAAGAACTTTATTGGGCACTCTAAGTATTGGTGGCAGATTTTAGAGATTAATCAGTTAATCTCTGACCCATTTTCTATAGAGCCGGGTACAGTAATAAAGGTGCCATATGCTACTAAGTAATGGCCCTAGAAAATTTTTCCCTTGGGAATCCAGCGCTGAATACAACTCGTATAAGGTATCTTTTCCCAAGACTCCTGGATTTGAGCTTATCTTAATAGGTGCAGAGATGTACCAAGACAGGGATCAACACGACCGCCTTATGCTGCACTTTAAAGGCAAACCTTACTTTGACGGCACAGTTGTGGCCTCAGGTGATCCAGTAGAGTTTACCTACAGTACCAATAACATAAAGCAAACATTCTATGGGTATATATACTCAATTGAGCCGATAAATGAATCTGACGCTCAAAATACAAATATTCTCTGCGTATCTGCCTCATACTTACTAAAGAATACAGATCAAAAAATTTATAAGAATGTGACCGCTGATCAGGTAGTTACAAAGATTGCTGCTAAATATGGCATGAAAGCTGTTACTCAGAGACACCCACGCGTAAGAAAAACCATAGTCCAAGCTGGGCAAAGCGACTGGCAATTATTACGGCGCCTTGCTAAGCAGACAGGTTTTGCGCTTAGGGTTGAAAACACCACCATTATATTCGTCTCTAAAAATAAAATTTACGCAAACAAGAAGGACCAAGCTCCCTACTTTAACTACGTAGATAAAAAGCTTGGGGGAGCTACTACTCGCTTAGAAAGAACAATGGGAAGCATTATCTCTTTTGATCCAATAGTTTCGGATGAGTCCCCAGAGCTTGGATCAAGAGTAGACAGAATTGTTACTGGGTATAATGAGAAAACTGGAATGGTTATTGAGACAAAGCATAAGCTTAAAGATTTTAGCTTTGAGGATAAGGGCGTTGTTGTAACTGAGGAAACCTCTGCTGAATTTAAAGCCTGGGAGGCACTACAGTGACCTCTAGATTCTCTAAGATAAACAAGAAGAATAGTGCATCTTCTAAAGCAGCATTTAATAAACATAATGTCTTTGAGGTAGCTACTACCTTAACCGAAAGCAAGTATATTGCTAATGACTTTGCTGACGCTCAAAGGTACGCCTATCGAGCAAAGGTTAACTTAATTGGAGATTCTTTAGTTAAGCCATACGAGCCTATCTATCTAGATGGGTTGCCAGATGGCATGGATGGATACTGGACAGTCTTGTCAGTCACCCATATCTTTGGTGGCGTACCTGCAAGATATATGATGCAGTTAGAAGTTGGTACAGATATCTTGGGTCAAACTAACCCAGACGCCTACAAAGCAGTGCCGGTCAGAGACGTATCTGGAGAGATCTCTGGTCAGGCTATAGCTCCGGCCCAATCAAAACTTCAAGACTATTCCTTCTCAGTTAACAACTCTACTCTAGAGCCAGACTACGGGATTACAGCTCCAAGCTCTGCGGTGTCTAAGACGTATAATAATCTTGGTGAGGACGCTGCCCCAGACTTTTCTATCATTAAGCGTCCGGTTACTTGGGCCGCTTATGGCAAGACTGGAGTTGTTTAATGAGTACGAGTCGAGGATGGTCTACAAGAGACCAAGATTACGGAATGGACCCTACAGGTCGGTTTAGATTCTTTGGTATTTATGAGGCTAAGGTCGTAGATATAAACGATCCCCTAAAGAAAAACAGAATTAAAGTAAAGGTACAACAGTCCACAGGTCAAGAAGTATCTGGGTGGGCCCGCTCTGTGCAGCCTATTACAAACGTTGCCAACCATCCAGACCATGAAGAGCATACTGCTGCTCAAATTGCGGCCCTACTGACTACGACCTCCATATCAGTAACAGACTCCCGAGGAGATACAGAGACTATTCCAGCGTTAACCGTTGTGGCTAAGGCGGGTGCTGGTACCCTTAAACACCCACGTAAAACCGCGGCTAATACTACTCAACGTTGGAATGATGCTCAAGAGCAAACTCCTCGAGTAGCTGAGCATACACCGCATCGATTGGTCCCTAAAGTCGGGCAACTAGTCTGGGTTATGTTTGTTGCGGGAGACCCTGAGTACCCAGTATGGATAGGAGTGCAATGAGTAGCGCTATTAACTACCCATATAGCCTAGACCCTGTAGGCGTAGTAGGTACTACAGAACAG